GCATTTGACTTAGAAAAGTGCCAACAAGACCTTTCAGAGATAGAAACAAACAAAATGGATATCTTTGCAGGAATGGACGTTGGATTTAAAGACCCTACGGCTTTCTGTGTAATAGGGTATCATTGGGAAAAAGAGATTTATTATCTACTAGATGAATATCTCAATTCTGAAAGAACTACAGAAGAACATGCTGAAAAAATTAGAGAAAAGATCAATAAATGGGACATTGATTACATTTATATAGATTCAGCAGCACAGCAAACACGATTCGATTTAGCGCAAAATTACGACATTAGTACTATAAACGCGAAGAAGTCCGTTCTTGATGGGATAGGACAAGTAGCGGGAATAGTGGACAACAACAAACTAATAGTTGATCAAAAATGTAAAGAAACTCTGATCTCCTTGGACCAGTACCAGTGGGATCCGAATCCGAATTTATTGAAAGAGAAACCAAAGCATAACTACGCGTCGCATATGGCTGATGCATTACGGTATGCGCTGTACTCGTTCGAAACAACTGCCACTACATTCTAGTAACCACCGAGTCAAAAATAGTTCTTGACATTAGTCCCAAATTTTAGTATAATTTAAAGAGTAGTAAAAGTTATGACATTAAAGAGAGATCTTGTAAAGTATGTTCGGGATAAGGCTAAGTCTAAATACAATAAAGGGACGGAATGCTTTATCTGTGGAGCAACAGAGAACTTAGATTTTCATCATTTCAACGGATTAACAGAGTTGTTAGAATCTTGGTTGAAAAAGAAACAAATCCAAGTAACAGAAGAAGAGGACATTTTAAACCTTCGAGAGCAATTTATTGCAGAACACAGAACGGAACTTTATGATGAGGCTGTTACTCTATGTCACGAACATCATTTGAGGTTACACTCCATCTACGGTAAACGACCTAAACTCGTAACAGCAAAGAAACAAATTAGATGGGTGGGTATACAGAGAGACAAACATGGCATGGTATGACAGATTTATAGGAAGGACGACAGTAGCAGATGAGGAGAAGGAAAACCCTTCTCAGTATCTTATCGCCCGTGACGAAGGCTTTGATATAGGGTCTCGTGAGGTCGTAACCAACTATAGAAACGCTTACGAACAGTTAGAGGTAGTAAACCGCGCAGTTAACATGATAGTGGACGACGCAGCGGATATACCGTTTGATGTTGGTGAGCCAGTACAGGGAGTTAATAACATTATTAAGAATATTAGACGATCTAAAGTCGATATACTACTTAATAAAGAACCGAATCCCTTTCAAGATATAAACTCGTTCAAGAGAAATTTAGTCATTGATTTACTACTAGATGGTAATATCTTTGTTTATTTTGACGGAGCACACTTATATCATTTACCAGCAGAACACATGACAATCGAAACTGATGAGAGAGATTATGTTGGAAAATATACTTATGATCACAGTATCGATTATACTCCTAAAGAGATAATTCATATCAAAGAAAACAGTTTCAACTCTATTTATAGAGGTGTTCCTAGACTTAAACCAGCGTGGAGAACCATGCAGTTACTAGGAAGCATGAGACGATTCCAAGATAATTTCTTTAAGAACGGGGCGGTACCCGGTTTGGTACTTAAGTCGCCTAACACTCTTTCCGAGAAAATCAAAGAAAGAATGTTACAGGCTTGGGTTGCTAGATATAACCCACAATCGGGAGGACGTAGACCGTTGTTCCTAGATGGTGGATTAGAAGTGGAAAATTTGACGGAAGTCAATTTTAAGGATTTAGACTTTCAAGAAGCAATTGCTTCAAACGAGAAGATAATCCTAGAAGCGATGGGTATACCACCCATCTTATTAGACGGTGGTAATAACGCGAACATTCGTCCGAATCACCGATTATATTACTTAGAGACCATACTACCAATTATTAGAAAATTTGGGTATGCTTTCGAGAGGTTCTTCGGTTTTAAACTAAATGAAGATGTAAGCGATGTGCCTGCACTTCAACCAGAACTAAGAGATCAGGCGAGTTACTACGCAACTCTTGTAAATACGGGAATACTAACACCGAATGAAGCAAGGGAGGCACTGAGACTTGAGACGATTGACGGATTTGATACACCGAGAGTTCCTGCAAATATTGCAGGTTCAGCCGCAAATCCAGAGGAAGGTGGGAGACCAGAAGAGGACTCACCCATTGAGGAAGAATTATGACAAAAAATATGATGCTAAAGGCTTTATCAGAGTTCATCGAAAGCAAAGGTGCTGAAACGATGACACTGGCAGAGTATAAGGCGGAAGGCAATGATGTTCCTGTGAGAGATTATCTTTTACGCAGGAAATTCGGATCATGGAATAGGGTATTAGCGGCTGCAAAAGCAAGGTTCCCTATAAATGCCCCAGCGCCAACTCCTGAGCCCGAGCCAGCCCCTAAAGCTGCGCCAAAGGCAAAGAAGTCAGCTAAAAAGGAGAAGTAACTATGGAAAAGATTTTTCATTGGAGCAACTCTTTTAAGACTTTAGGCGAAGCCGATGACGGTGGACTGGATATTAAAGGATCAGCCAGTACCAACGCAATGGACAGAGCTGGAGATGTTATTGAACCAGGTGCTTGGACAAAAGGTGGATTAGATAATTATAAAAATAATCCAATCCTTTTATTCAACCACAACTACGACCGACCTATTGGTCGTGCAAAAGAATTAAATGTCAGCGAAGACGGCCTAGATATTACAGCACGTATATCTAAGTCCGCTGGCGAAATTAAAGATCTTATTAAAGATGGCGTTCTTGGAGCTTTTTCTGTTGGTTTCAAAGTCAAGGACGCTGATTATATATCAGAAACCGACGGATATAAGATAAAGGACGCTGAATTATTCGAAGTGTCTGTAGTTTCGGTTCCTTGTAACCAAAACGCAGTCTTCTCTGTATCTAAATCATTTGATACAATGGAAGAGTACAATAAGTTCAAGAAAGACTTTATAAAGACTAACTCAACTGAGGAAATGACTGAAGTTGAGCAGTCAAGCGAGGCGAGAGCCGACAAAACGGAGACTAAAATGTCAGAAGAAAGCAAAACTCCTGAAATTAGCCCTGAGTTCGACCTAGATGCATTTGCAAAAGAAGCAGCTGAAAAAGCTGTAGCTTCTTACGCAATGAAACAGGCTGAGCTTAAAGCCGCAGAAGATAAAGCAAAAGCAGACGCAGCTGAACAAGCAGCAGAAGCAGAAGCTACTCAGAAAGCAGCAGACGAAGCTAAACAGACGGAACAGAAAACCATAGTAAGAGCAGTTACTAGTGGTGCTGAAACATTAGTCAGGGATATAGAGACCCGCGTAAATGAAAAGCAAGAAGATCTAGGACAAGTAGTCCGTGAACTTCAAGCTGAGTTGAAAGAGAGATCTGAAGACATCATGAACATGCGTGAATCTAAAAGAATCTTCGAGAATAGACGCGATAATGGCGACTGGAAAACAGCATTTGCTGACGATGTCGTTGACGCAAAAGTTCTCGGATTAGCAACTGGTCGTGGCTACGATACAGATTATGCTAAATCTACAATGGAAAAAGTTAACGCACATAGTGGTGTTGGCGTTTCATCTGCAGATTTCGAGCAAATCGTATCTACGAATGTAGAAAGGGATATTCAAAACGAATTAGTTTTGGCTCCTCTATTTAGAGAAATCCCTATGTCAGCAGCGAACATGATAATTCCTATCCTTCCAGATAGTGGTTATGCAGAGTTCACAGCTAACCAGGCAGCTACAGGGTCTAGCCCTCACGGTAACTTAGCACAAACAGGTGATACTTATGGATCACCATACGGTGGTGTTGATCTAGCAGAGAAAACTCTCACAACTAAGAAATTGATTTCACAATCATACTTAGGAAATGAAACAGAAGAAGATGCAATTATGCCTATTCTTCCGTTAATCAGAGAGTCAATCGTAAGATCTCACGCAAAAGGTATTGAAAATGCAATCCTATTAGGAAATCATTCAACTGGTGTATACACATCAGGAACGTTTGATGGTCTAGTAACCATGGCAGCAGCTGATAGTGATCAAACACAATCAACTACAGCCGTTGCAACCGATACTGTAACAGCCGCAGAACTTTTAAGTTTGAGAAAGAACATGGGCAAATACGGAGTTAATCCTAACGACGTAGTTTATGTAGTATCTCAAGCAGTGTACTTCCAACTATTGGAAGACGCAGAGTTCCAAGATGCTAACCTAGTGGGCGATATGGCTACTAAACTTAA